AGATAGCACCATATCTTTTACCGATGCAAGAAAACTTAAAATACTTCCTTGGCCAGTCTTACTATGGACTGTATGACAACGGAGGTCAAATACAGTATAAGCCGTTAGAAATTATGAGGGGGTCTACCTTCCATAACGCATACATGATACTAGACGAGGCTCAAAACTGTACTGTTGAACAAATAAAAATGTTCATAACCAGAATGGGTCAAAACAGTAAAGTGTTGATAAATGGAGATATAAATCAAGATGACCTTAGAGGCAGAAGCGGTCTGGATCACTGTATGGACAGACTAAGAAATATCGAAGGAGTAGGCTTATGTGAATTAGACTACGAAGATATTCAAAGAAATGATATGATAGGAAAAGTTCTACGAGCATTGGAGAATTAATGTTATACGACTACGAGTGCGACTCTTGCAACCGCCTACTAGAAGATGTTTACCAATCTGTAAAAGACGACCCACTGGTAAACTGTCCAAGTTGCAAAGAGGACACACTGACAAGAGTTATAACGGGAGGTGCTTACGCCTTTGTTAAAAACGCGAACACAATAGGAACGCTGGCCGATAGAAACGCAAAAAATAACAAGTCCTTAATTCAAGAAAATAAGCATAAAGCATCCGAAGATAAGCCTACTGAACCAAAAACTTGGTACGACAAACACAAATCAGCAACCAATAAAGAGGTACAAAATATGACTAAGGAACAGAAATCTAAATATATAATTGAGGGGAAAAGTTAAATGTCTTTCCATAGAATAAAACGATCTGTCAACGAAATTGTTACTCAAGAAGTGCTATTTGACAGGAACGGTTCGGCCATAGAGAATTCCGGGGTTAAGGACTGTTACGGCAAAATGATCTCTGTCGACGACAGGGAAAAGGTATATCTAGTAAAGGTGCTACAACATACGCTGTATGACCCCGTAGGCACCTACTCCAATCGAAAAAGATTTTTAGAATCTGGTTTTAAAAGAGTGTCTAAAAATACTTTTGATTTCTACATGATGTATCTTAAAACAAACAATTCAATATACTTAACAAAAGCTCAGAGAGGATTTTTAAATGACTAAAACTGGACCACTAAGCAAGGCAGAGAAATTTTACATAGAAAATAGATATTCAGAGGAAATGGATGTAGATCGACTGTGTAAGGAATTGGATAGAGCCAAGAAATCTGTGCAAAACTTTATAAACAAGAATGCCCTATCGAAGAAAGAAGAAGAACCGGAGAATAAGGAGACGTTACTTTCTCGACAGTTTGCAAAATCCAACGGGTCAATCGTGATGACGCCCAACGCATCCGTCATGACTGATGACATGCGAGCGTCATTTAACCAGAATAAATCCAGCAGAAGAAAATGTGTAACGAAAATTAAAGATGAATAACGAAAAATTCCTAGAACGATATAGAGAAAACAAAACCGTAATCTGGGTCAAGGTGGCACTTACTAATGGAGTTGAAGTTTTCTTTCATGAATATAAAACTTGGCCGGGTCTGAAGAGATACTGCGAAGATAGATCTGTTTTTGTTAAGGACTTCCGTCTTCAATTCAGATCACACGAAGTTAAGATAGACCTATCAGACGCTGATGGTCTATACTTTATTAGATCCGTCTTGGGACAGATGGGTGGAGACTCTAAAGATTACTATACCGTAGGTGTAATTAAAGAGGATATTGTCTACAAAAAAATGTGGATAATGCCGGAACTCGTTGAGGAGAAAAGTTATGAGGACGACATCGACTCTTGTTTTGAAGAAGGGATTATTTACGATGACCGAAAAACGAAAAAGAACAGACAAAAGTAGGTATAAACACGAGAGCACTGGAGACTATTGCACTTGTGCTGCCTATGTTGCCGAGATAATGTGCAAGAAGAATGCGGAGAATAAAAACGAAGGCTCCCTACCCTATAAATTCTGGAGTAAGAAACCTTGGGACTGGACATTCAAAAGACAGCTCATTGCCGCTAACAAAATGCTGAAAGATCACAACTTTTTGGAAGAAGCACTTGTTAAGGCTGTTCTATCAAATGAATTTAAACGCATTTTTTCTTTGAATCACCCAAATGCTATTAGGGTTATTGAGAAGTATCAGCTACTATTAGTTAGTCAATTAAACCGAAAACAAGAGATTGAAGTAAAGAAGGAAGCGAAGCACCAAAAGAAGAAGTTCGGAAAGAAAAATATACTAAGTACATTAAGGAAACTTGAAAATGGGGAAGAAGAAATCTAAAATCATTGAGTTTGAAAACGATCCAGTTAGTAATCAAATTAATAAGAAATACGGTGCCATAGTTGAGTCGGGAAGTCAGGTCTTGGCCACCCTAGAAAATTTTAATACCATTGGCGTATCCCCAGCCCTAGACATCGCTTTAGGCGGAGGCTTGAGGGAAGGAAGTTGCGTGGTGATGACCGGAGATCCTAAGACCGGAAAGACAACTACAGCACTTTATTTTGCAGCTAAAGCTCAAAAGGCAGGCAAGAATGTCTTTTACTTTAACACTGAGGGCAGACTAACCAAGGAGAATTTCAAGGGCATAAAAGACCTAGACATTGACAAGATTAAAATTGTTCAGGCCACAGATAAAGAGCCCATGGTCTCCGCTGAGAAATATCTAAACACGCTTGAGACGTATATCAAGAACACTCCGGACTTGGTAGCTATTGTCGACTCAACTTCAAGCATGGTTCCTCAAGATGAGTTAGATGGTGAAATTAGAACTGGAGTACGCAACGCTTTGCCTAGACTCTTATCTATGTTCTTTAAGCGTATAAGCGGCGACGTAGCTAGAATGAAAGCTATATGCATCTTTATTACACACAACATAGCAAACACTGGTGGCAGTAGATATTCTCCGAACAAGATGGCAGACTGCGGAAATATGCTTCAATACCAAGCTGGAACCAACATGGTAATCACCCACCGTGGCAAATGGGAAGTGCCTAAAGACTCTGGCAATCACGTTGGCCAAGTCGCCAACTGGGTAATCAAGACATCGGCAGCCGGAGGAACTCCCAACTCTACGGCAGAGGGGTGGATTCGCTACGGGATCGGCATTGATGAATGTCAGGAAGTAGCCCAGATAGCTAGTGAATTTGCTATGATAAACCGAAGTGGTGCTTGGTACACTATATCTTGTGCTGTGGAAAATAAAGACGATCCAGTGATCAAAAACTGGTTAATAGAAAACGAGATTGACCACGAAAACGATGAAGCTATCTCAAAAGCCTTTAAGTTTCAGGGGATGGAAAAGGTAAATACCTTCCTAGAGGAAAACACTGAAATCACGCAATTCATTTATCAACAGATAAGAGAAGTTTTTCTATGAAAGTTGTTGGACTAAATGGTCGTGAATATAATCTAGATTTAAAAAGATACATAGACAACGACAGATCAAAACGATCATTCTACCATCTCAGGGCACGAGAAATAATCAAAGATATTTTTCGCGGATACACTATACTAGAAGAGGTAAAACTTCCGGGAACAGTAAAACCTGCAAAAAAATCTGTTTTATACCTTGACTTTCTCATTCCAAATGTTAGAATAGGGGTTGAGGTTCAGGGACAACAACATTTTAAGTACACGCCATTCTTCCATAAGAGTAAGGCTGGATTCCTTAGAGCGAAAGCTAGAGACAGGAATAAAGCTGAATGGTGTGAAATAAACGATATTGAACTAATAGCTTTGAGATATGACAGCTCAGAAGAACACTGGAGAGAACAACTTGAACGCCGCTGATAGACTAAAGGATTTCTTAGATAGAATAGAAACTTACGTATCCTGTAAGAATTTAGCACCCACAAAGTTTTCCGAGGAATTCGCTTTAGCAGAAACATTATCCCTTGAACAAATGGACAGGCTAACCAGAGATGACTGCTTTAATTTTGCTTACATGCTGTATCAGTATGCTGACCATGTAGCATCAGAGAAGGCTACTCAGGAAACGGTGGTGAACTGGTGCGAGGGCAGTCTCAATATTATAATCTCAAGTGAGATACAAGACATGGCTGGAGAATATTTAAAGCACGACATCAAGGTTGCTAATATATTAAGAAGTCATGATTTAGCAAGGAAGATCAAAGATTGGCAGGATGTCGCAAAAGCCAGACTTGCAAAAATCGTAAGTCGAGAATATAACGTGAGAAGAAAAGCAGATATCTTAATTGAAAAAGGTAGAAGAAAATGAGTGATGACATAGTAAAAGCACTTTTAGAGTCCCTTACTCCAGACCAAAAAGAGGATCTTATAAAAGGCATACTGAACAGCAATGTAAAAGGGGGGGAAACCCCTAAAACCAAAGATGTAGAGGAAACCGTTTCCTCTAGTCCTAGACCGAATGTTAACAAAGATTTCTCTGTCGATAGAGAAAATGTAAAGGGAAGTAAAAAATTGGTTAAGTTTAGAAAAAACAAGTGGGTGGATCAAGGGGAAATGAGAGACGAGACTGTTAATTATGACAAGCTTGAAAAAACTCGGACTCCAAGGGAAAGAAGTCAACCCAACAAGAGACAAGTTGAATGTCACGTTTGTGGCAAATCTTTTGCCATGAATGAAAATCTTATTCACGGTGAATATATTAGATGCAATCGTTGCACAGGAAGATAGAAACATGGATTCAAACCTTTCGGACGTAGGTTCGGAGCGTGCGGTACTAGCAGGGTTATTCGCATACGGCCTAGAGTCATACGTAGAAATTTCAGATTTCTTGACTCACAATAGCTTCTCGCACAGGAACAATCAAGTAATCTATAAATGCGTAGAGAAAATTCTACAGAGTGAAGCACATATAGACTTGCCAGCGATTTTGTCTGCTTCAGAACAGCTTAATCTTTCTGAAGTGGTTCAAACGAGCCAAGAGCTTGAGTATATTCGTGACCTGATGGAATATCCCGTCAAACAGGAAAACGTACCTCACTTCGCAGCTCAGGTAAAGAAATTTGAGTTGGCTAGAAAAGCTAAACGCATAGCCAATAAAATCAGTAAAGACATTGGGGATATCAACGGCGATGAGACAATTGATGAGATTGTTAGTCTCATAGAGTCCCCCATAACCGAATTTCTTAGAGACGATGAGCTTGGTCAAAAACCCGAAAAATTAGGCGACGACATTGATGAGTATTTAGAGTTTCTGATTGAAAATAAATGTGACCAAATAGGATTGTCAAGTGGGTTTCCGAGGTTCGATGCGGTCGTTGGGGGAGGCCTTCGTCGCAAGTGCGTCGATCTTGTATCCGCTCGTCCCGGTGTTGGTAAATCTGTCTTTGGAGACAACGTTGCTTTGTATAATGCTAGAAAAGGTATTCCAGTTCTCATGCTTGATACCGAGATGAGCAAAGAGGATCACCTCAATAGAATTATATCTAATATTAGCGGTGTTCCTATTACCGAGGTGGCAACAGGTAAATTCGCTGAAGACGATGAAAAGGTTATCAGGGTTCAACAGGCTGTAGATGAGATTAGAGAGATACCATACACATATGTAAGCGTCGCCGGTGCTCCTTTTGAAGCAATCATGAATACCATCAAACGTTGGATAATCCAAGATGTTGGTCAAGACGAGAATAATAACACGAACGACTGCTTGGTTGTTTATGACTACCTTAAACTAATGTCGTCCAGCTCTATAAACAATAACCTCCAAGAGTATCAGGCACTCGGATTTCAAATTACCAACCTTCATAATCTGGCGGTCAAGCTTGATTTTCCATGCCTCTCTTTTGTGCAACTCAACAGAGACGGCATCACCAAGGAGTCTACAGACGCGGTGAGTGGATCTGACAGACTTATTTGGTTGTGCACGTCGTTCTCCATATTTAAATTGAAGTCGGCTGAGGAGCTGGCTGAGGACGGACCAAACTCGGGGAATAGGAAGCTGGTCACTTTAAAGGCTAGACATGGTGCAGGACTGCTTGATGGAAACTATATCAACATGAACATGGTCGGTAGCCACGCTCAACTAGGAGAGCTTAGGACTAGAGATGAAATTCGCTCTTCACCAGAAGACGGCATTATTGAGGGGGCACAACTTCCGTTCGAGGTAAGTGAAAACGAATAACGCGGGTAAAAACTAAAGATGAGCAAAATAGAAAAGACGGAGAAACTACAATGTCGTTAACAGCAAAAATAGTAACATTTTCAATTATAGCACTGGGTATGTATGACCTATTGGCGGTGTCTATAGGAGGCGTCCCTCTTAGCATTAGTCGGTTCATGCAGGAGTCAGCGTTGGAGGCACCTTTTATAGCTTTTGCAGTAGGGTTTACATGTGGGCATATTTTTGGCTATATGCCACCAAAGAAGAAGGAAGAATAATGCTGACAGTTAAGACGTTAGATTTAAATAAAGTAAAGAAACTTATATTTGACGATATTGATAAACTTCTTAACAGTTTAGAGTTGGAGTATGACCAAGTAGCGGATAATATATTTATGAAGTGTCCCATACATGAAGCTAGCGACAATCCTCAAGGTCTATCTATATCACTATCTCGTCAAGCGTGGCGATGTTGGACTAGAGGTTGTCATGAAGACTCAAGTACAGATATCTTTGGTTTTATAATGGGGTGTCTGGAAACAGATAATTTCTCCGAAGTTTTAAAATATGTTTGCAACCTTTACAACATTGAGGGTGCCCAGTACAACAAAAGTCTTGAACCAAAAAAAGAAGGCGAGAGTAAAGAGTTTAGCAATTTGGTTAGCACTTTTAAGAAAAAAGAAAAACCCAGAACAACTCCACAAGAAATTTTTACAGGAGCCTTCCCCAAAAAAATGCTAGATGGCTCACCGTATTTTGAGAGCAGAGGGTTCAAAAGGGAGACCTTGAATCATTTTGACATCAAAGATAGCGATTCGTTTATTATGAGGCATAGATCTATAATACCTGTTTCATTCCGAAAAAAGACAGTAGGGTTTATAGCTAGGGCCACCAAGAGATGGATAGAGCCGAAGTATCTTTTCTCCGAAGGTTTTAAGAAGACAGACTATTTATACAATTATGATAACGCAATACTCCAAGCACAGAAAGTTGGATGTATGTTCCTCGTTGAGGGACAAGGGGACGTTTGGAAGCTTTACGAAGCGGGTGTATACAATGCTATGGGTCTTTTTGGTAAAGACGTATCAATAAAACAAAAATCTCTTTTACTGAAAAGTGGAGTTACTAAGCTTGTAATACTAACAGATAACGACCAAGCAGGTAGAGAGTCTAAGATAAAGATCAAAAGGGATATGTCAAGATCATTCAAGTTGATTTTCCCCCCGATGAAAACGAAAGATTTAGGAAACATGTTCGTAGAAAAA